GAAGAACGCCCCGCCCCGCCGCGCCGCCGCAGCCGTCGCCTCTACGCCGGTCTCGCTCGGACGAAGGCTGAGATCGGGAGTTTCGAGGACGCTGATTTTCGGCATGGCCCAATAATCCTATTTGCCGATGAACAGGCCGGCGACACCGGTGATGAGGCTAAAGACGCCAGCAGCAGTCTTGAGTTTTGCCGTGGTCTCGGCGCCTTCGGCGGCATGGTCGGCGGCCTGTGCCGCGATCTCGTCGCCCTGCACCGCGAACGCCGCGGCCTTGGACAGGTTGCGGTAGGAATCGCCCTGCTCAAGATAGCCGGCCTCGGTGATCTGGCCCTGCGCGCCCAGCACTTCCTTGGTGATCGCGCCGTTCGCAGCGCTCTCATGCAGCAGGTCCAGCGCGCTGCCGGATTCCTTCAGGCCCGCTCCAGCGATCTCCGATTTTGCCGTGCCGAGCGCCTGAAACGTGGTGCGGTCCTGCTGCTGCTGCTTTACGTTCGTCGTCCATTCCGTGTATTGCGCGTTCTGGTCGGCGAGCTCAGCTGCGAGATCATAATTCTTGCCCTCGAACGCATCGCCCTGCGCCTTGATGCGCAGCCCCTTCGCCTTGTAACGATCTGCATCGGCGGCGAACAGATCGGACGCCGCGCCCGCGAAAGCATTGATGGTGTCTGTGCCGAGCGCCATTATTCGTCCTCGGTCTTGAGGAAGGCCTCGATCGCGACAACGGTACAGGGCTGACCGCGCGAAACCTGCCAGCACGGCATCGAATCGAACGAATGATTGTCATCGATCGTTGCCTTGAACACACCGGAGAACATCTGGAACGGCGTTAGAGGTACCGTGCCGCCCGCGCTCTTGAACAGGCAGGGCCGCAGCTTGGCTAAATCGGTGCCGATCGACACCCCGGCTGTGTCCTGAAACAGCACCGAGGCGAGATGCGAACGCCGCACCGTGCCCAGCGCCGGGCCGTTGCGCGCCCCGCTTTCCTGCGCCGCGATGGGCCGCACGATCTGGCCCTGCGAGACCATATCGAAACCGACCAGCATATCGAGCCCGCCGGTGGCGAATGAGTTGTTGATGAAGTCCTCGGTCAGCAATCCGTTCGGATCGCCCTGCAACGGGATGTTGATCGAACCATTCGTGACTTTGTAATTGCCGCAGTCGAGCCCGCCAATATAGGCCATGACCGTGTAGTTATTGAGGTGCCACAGTCCGTTGAGCTGGAATACGAGAACGCCGTCGACCGCGGTCAACTGCCACGATGTCGGCCGAACCGCAGAATCGAGAAACCACGCCTTCGATTTCCGCGATCCCTCTTGGAAAAGATCGGTCAACTGCTCGACGTGGTAGATGTTCGTCGAAGGGTCGTAAGTGACCATGGTCAGCGCGTCGAGCGTGCCGGCGTCATTCGATCCGGTCGCGATGCTCTTGACCTGCCAGCCTGAACCGAGCGTATGACGATGACCGCCCGCGAACGATGGCCCCTGCGACGACATCAGGCTATCGCGCTTATAAGTCATGCCGGCAAAAGTGCCGTCGCCGAGCCGCGACCACACCACCGGCACAAGCTCCTGCTGGTAGGCGATTTCCTGAATGAAGGGCTGGGTCAGGTGCTTCCAGCTCTTGGTCAGGTCGGGCGCCGAGAACTTGCCAGAAAACACGTCGGCGAAAAACTCCAGCAATTTGCGTTTGAAGTTCTGGATCACCACCAGCGTGTTTTCCGTGGGCGCCGGCTCGATATTGGCGCAGCCGTTTCCGGTGACGCGATCCACCTGAGGGATGTTGCTGCCAGCCGCCAGCGCGAGCAGCCATTCGCCGGCCTGCGTTCCACACGCGATGCCTTTATCCACCGGCTTCATCCAGAAGATCGGATTGACGTCAGGTGCATCGAAGATTGCGGCGATGGCGCTGGATGCCAATACCGTACCGTCGGCCGACGTCGGCGCGAAATTGTAAAGGTCGTTCGAGTTCGAGGCATCCACCCGGTTGTCGATCGCGCCGGACAGCCACAGCCGCCCATATTTATAGGTGCCGCAGGTCGGCCAGCCGTTCGGTCCGCCGTAGACGCCGAGCCGCCAGGTATTGACCGGGGTGTTTGCCACCAGCGGCGCGGACAGGTTGCTCACCGTGATCTGCACGGTCGACAGCACGCTGGCAATGGTGCCCCAGCGCCAGCCCGCCGCGGCGGCAACCGTCAGCGGCAGCCATTGCGGGGCCGCGGTGGTGGTCGAAATCACGGTTGACGAAGCGGATGCCGAGCCGGCTGCGGGCGCGAAGGCGGACGCAAGGCCGGGAGGGCCCACCGATGTGAAGGTCGGCAGCGGAGGGTTTTGCACACCCTGCGCAGGTGCGGCGAACACGCCGATCGATCCCGGCGCGGTGGCGGTGGCGACGACCTGCTGGATCCAGTAGCCGCCACCATAAGAGACGATATCGCCGGCGACACCCGTACCTGCGCCCGGCCATGGTTTTGGCTCGGAAAAAAACCTGACCATGCGGCCGACGTCGGCGGCGGTGAAGCCGGCCCCGTTGTTCACCAGCGTGTTGCAAGTGAAAGTGATGGTGCCGGACACCGCATTCGGCGTCATGATCGAGCCGGGCACCGGGTCGAGATAGGGCCCGTCGGAGAAGATCACCGGATTCCATGTGAAGGTCGGGAACGGATTTCCGGGGGTGGCGTCAACCCGGAAGGGAGCCTTGCCGTTCAACAGTACCGCAGTGGTTTCGGTCTGCACCGAACGGATCGGCTGCCAATCCGCCGCGGCGTAGGTGGTGCCGACGTCGAGCACTCGCGTTACCTGCACCGGCGAGGCCGGCGCGACCCAACCAAGCGTCGCGCCGTCGATACTGAAGCCGCTTTCGTCGTCCTGCAGCGAGAAATGCGTGGCGTCGATCACGGTGATCAGAAACTGGCGGTTTTGCAGCAACGGACAGAGCGGCCCGGGAAGCTGGAATTGCACTTCATTGTTGGTGGACCATCCGTGCGGCGTGGTGGTCCGCACCACCGCCGGATTCGCGGTCGAGATATCGGCGACAAACAGACCGTCATCGGTCATCACCAATTGCGTGCCGTTCCAGAACCGCAGATGGAAATCGGTGAGGTCCATCATGATCGGCTGGGCGGCCTTGAAGGAGAACGGGATCAGGCGGCCATTCAGGTCGCGCCGCGTGCTGCCGAGATGCCGGGTTCCGGGTCGCCGCGTCCACGATCCGGTTTCGGTCGGCAGGCCGTTGAAGCAGACGTTGAGAAAAGTCCGATACTCCCTGGTATCGAACCGGCCCTGCATGTTTTTGCTTACCTCGCCGCCGAGGAAGCTCGATTGCGCGTATGAGGCGTTCGGCATGGCTTACAGCCTGCAGGTCACGTAATCGTCGTCCGGCGGCATGTCGCTCCCGGTTTCGATCGCGTTTATCAAGCGCGCCTCGCCTGTCACCGTCTTGTAGGCCGCTGTGATCGAGGCAAGTTGCGAGGTCGACTGTGTGATCGCATCACAGACTTCCTCCGCGATCCGCGCCGCCAGCGCTTCGCAGAACAGGTCATCCATGCCGGTGACATCGGTCACGTCAGCCACAAAATGAAAGATGATAACGCCGTTTTCCGAGGTGAGCAGATAGTCGCGCTTGAATTGCCAGTCGTTGTAGGTGATGCCGCTCGGGCCGCCGAGCCATGTCCCGGGCACTTTCGGGTTTTGCTGCGCGGCGCGCAGGTAGCCGGCGGGCAACCGATAAGCATTCAGCGTCGATGATTGGCTCGGCGGGCCGGCGCCGAGCGGATAGACGATGTTCATGGGATCGAGCGCCACGCCCATCGGAAATTCGGCACCACCGATCTGCCGCCATTTCACCGATCCTGTGCCGCCGACAAAGGTCGCGGTCCACGGCACCAGGCCGATTGGGAGCCAGTGCGCGCCGCCGTCGGTGGACGGATCGAAACCGGTGTTGCCGCCGCCGAGCGAGGAATAGATGATGTTGTCCGAACCGGAGACCGTGGCGCTGAGCCCGTAAGTCGTGACGGAATTCCACGGCAGGGGCATCAGGTCCGGATGCTGGCCGATGTTGAGGTCGATCAGGCTGAGATACGGCGTGCCGAGACGGGTCACCACCTGATCTTTGAAATAGGTGACTGTCGCATCCCATGGCGACGCCGTGCCCGGGACATCGGAATTGCCGGCGACGAGTGAGACGTAAACGCGATAGGTCCCGTCGCCCGCGGCTGTATAGACCAGTTCGCCGGAATTATAGCTCTGCCCGGAATCATACAGCGAGACGGTGAGCGGGCCGAAATACGGCTCCCAGGTCAGCGAGTTCTCAGGCTGGTTGCCGAGATTGTTGGGAATGTTTGATACCCAGGCCACACCGGCCTCATCCGACACGATCGAGCCGATGAAATAGGTTGTCGCCGCGACCCACATGGACGGACGCAACAGCATGGTATTCGGATCGATCGGGCGAAGCGCTGCTTCGCGCACCGCGAACCGCCAGACGTTGCGGCGCAGCTCTGCTCGGCGCAGCTTGCCGTAGGCAAACGAGACCTCGCCGGCGTTCTTGGAGTCCTCGGTAAAGCCGAGCGTCGGGTCCATAAGCGTCGCGCCGCATCGCTGCAGCGCGCGATTGCCGATGTCGACTGGAGCTTTGAATTCCATGGCGGGGACGATGCGGGCGGTTCCCCGCCCCAGCAACGCACCGTTGGGCTACTGCCGGTAGCCCCACGCGTTGACGTCGACCGCGGTGGCGGTGCCGTTGGCCGTGGTGGTGACCGTAATCGCGGTGTTCGTAGCGCTTGCCGGGATGCAGGGATAGAAGCTGGCCTGCGCCACCGTCTTTCCTACCGTGGCCGAGTTAACGTCGGTTTGGTAAATCATCGACGATCCGATCAGACCTGCGACGGTGATCGGACCGACAGTGGCGGTGCCACCGATCGCCTGAACGTTGAAGCCGCAGATATACGTGGTCTTGCCCGAGGCCGCAGCGAGCGTGCCCACCACGGCACCGGTGGTGCCGGCGGCATTGCCGGTGAGCGAAGCGCCGCCGGTGATGGTCGGCTGGATCGTGACCGGCATCGGGTTGCCGGAATTGACCGGATCGCATTGCGGCGATGACGGGCCGGATTCGATGCAAGGCGCGGCAAGTGGCGCTGCGTCGGCCGGAATACCCGACAGGAAAAGCAGCGCAAGGATGACGGCAAGGTGCTTCATTTGACGTCGAAGCCCGCCACAACAACCTGCTGCCGGTTCTGGAAGAAGCGTTCAAAGGCTTCCAGCGCCTTGAACACTTCCACCGTGGTCGGCGTCACGCCGTCGGCGATCCGCAGTTCGAACAGATCGCCGGCGGTAGAGGCCGTGCCGGTGGTGAAGTCCGAATATTTCGTACCTTCAACACCGCGCTTGATGCTGACAAAATGATCGGCCATGACTTACCTCAGACGGTGTAGCTGGCAGACAGACCGAGCCGACCCGTGCCGGTGGTGACGGCGGTGGTCTTGACCGTCGCCACGATGTCGATATTGCCGCCGGGATCTGCCGACAGACCGAGCGCTTGCCAAAGCGGCTGGGTGCGCTTGTCGATCGTGTAATTGCCAGCCGAGTTCAGAATGTCGGTACGCGCGACGGCGCCGGC